CCCGAGTGTTGGAAATAAATCCCTGCAAAATCTTAAAACTTCAATAGTATTATTATACTTCTTGTTCCAAGGTAGTAACATTCTCTCAACTGCTACATTCGGCAACACTACAGGTGACCCTTTGTAAACAGTATATTTAAAGAATGTTGGATAATCATTAATATTTGGGCCGTCTAATGTTTGTTTAACATTAATATATTTAAAATCCATCCCCAGTTCTTGCGCGGAGGATTTAATTTCAGAGATATATTCACCTTCTTCCTTACATATAATTAAGTGATCGTCACCACCAACAATAAACTTAAATTTTTTATCATCAAATTTATATATGCAATATATTAAACAAAATAAGCACACAATTGAGCCTAAGATTGAAGTAGCTTTCACTCCCGACGGAATTCCATGTAATACTCTGTAAATATACCCACCTGGTAAATAATAATCTTTAACTGCAACAGTATCATATAATGCAATAAAGTGACAGTCTGCCCTTCTACTGTCATCTGCATAATACAATCTCATAATTGCAGAACATATAGTAATTCTATTAATGAAAATTGTTGAATCATATCTTTTCCAATCACCCTCTATTATTGATTTATTATCACCAACATCCTTTACTAGCCTATGATTTTTAAACATATTGTTGCCAATATATAATGGACCATTACTATCATTTATTAGATAATTGGTAATCCCATCCACCCACGGTGATGAATTAAACTCACAATGTGCTTCCGGCATATGTACTGCACGAGATTTAGCATCATCAAGATCATCATATTCAATCTCTTTCTTATTTCTTGCGCCAATTGTATATGTACTAGGCAAAAGTTTTGACCTTTCTGGTGTAATATTCTTTCTAGCGCAATACTCAATGTAATTCCACCGTCTTTTTGCTACGCCATAAATAACATCAATTGCCTCACTCTTAGTATTCATCATTAAATATGAAGAGTATCTAAATCCAGGTTTACTATTGTAATTTACTTTACATCTAAGCATATCACTAAAAGTCCTTGGGTTAAGTGAAGGTAATTTAAGCTTCCTGATAGTTGCAATGATTGTTTTCTTATAACGTGGTGATAAATCGTTATAATATACAGGTAATTCGTTCCCACTCATTACATCAGGTGTTAAAGTTTGTTGTAGGGTTACTTTATTTGTATAAAAGCAACCGGAAACAATTACAGCTCTATTAATATCAATTTTATTTATTTCAGCATTAACTTTACTAAATGATTCACCATACTTATGCCAAAATGCAAAAGAACACTCTGGAGCCTTTCTGTATGTTTGGGGTCTGCATCCTTCGCGTATCACATGTCTCCCCAAATAATATGAGTCAACATTATTACAATACACATCAACTGAGTCAATAACTTTGCCATTTAAAGTATTGTCAAC